ATAAAAATCTGTACCATTAATATTATCAATTAAATCTAATATAGATCGATCTATTTTCTCAACAAATGATAAATAATTATTATCTTGTTCAAATAACAATGATTTTAAACGTATCATACTAATTATATTCTATTTTAATATAAATATTACATTATAAAAAAAGGTTTGAATTTTAAATATTATTTCTTATATTAATAAAAAAACGTTATGAAAGATCAAATCCGTTACGGTTATGCATGTATCAATATGCAGTTATCCAAACAAGGTATTCGAACAGGTCGTACAATGATTGACCGCAAATTCCGAGAAGGTGGTATGCAATTAGCATCAGACATATCATTAGCAAATGCAAAAGATTTATTAACTATTCTAAAATGGAACGAACAGAATGGCATTCGTTTATTCCGAATCGGTTCTGAGTTATTTCCTAGATGGAATCATTATCGTTTAGAAGATTTACCAGGTATTGATGAAATTACACATCATCTTCGTGCAGCTGGTGACTTTGCTAGGCAACATGGCCATAGGTTAACTACACACCCAGGTCCATTTCATATTCTAGGTTCTCCTAAGCAAGATGTAGTTGATAATAGTATTATCGGTTTGGAACGACATAGTGAAATGTTTGATCTTATGGGCTATGATCCATCATACGAGAACAAGATCAATATTCATATTGGTTCTGCATATGGCGACAAGGCATCTACTATCAATCGTTGGTTGAGTAATTACAATACACTATCAGATCGTTTACGTGCACGTCTTGTTCTAGAAAACGATGACAAGGCATCTTTATATTCGGTACGTGATTTATATGAGATGGTGCATATGCAAACTGGTATTCCTATTACATTTGACTATTGGCACCACACTTTCAATACTGGTGATATTACGGAACAAGAAGCTTTCTTCATGGCTCGTAGCACATGGGAGAAACATGGGGTAACTCAATGTACTCACTATTCAGAATCACGTCGACGCGAACAACAACTTCTTATTGAGAAAATGTTTGATCACCATGGTATATCATTAGATACAATTGAACAATGGCCAACGTTTCACAAACAATACAAAGAGTTTAGCAAGATTAAAGAACAAGCTCACGCAGATTATATTACAGCTACACCTAATACTTACGGCGTTGGCGATTTAGATATCGTAGTAGAAGCGAAAGCGAAAGAATTATCATGGAAGTCCTTAGGTATTGAATGTGTACAAAATACTAGTATTTTAGTTGATTGATATTTATTAATATATATTATTATTTAATGTATATTATATTAAGTAATTATTAATTTTAAATTAAATTTATAGTGTTATGGCAAAATTAAAATTTACCGAAAAGGTAACAGACGATGTAGTTGATGCAATGGACATCATTAAAAACATTGGACGTGCAATCAATGAAAATAAAATTGATAAAGCGTCTGCATTAAATAATTTATCAATTGCATTAAAAAAATTAGAATCAGCAAAGTATTATATTGATAGAGGATAATAAACGATGCATCGCATATTTCCGTATGTAGTTTTATTGATTTCTTTTGGATTAGCTGGAACGGCTGCTTATTACAGTATATTTGGATTAAGCAAGTTGTTCTCAGCTTCTGCATTTGCTGTTATTATAATGGCATCTATATTAGAAGTATCTAAATTAGTAACAGCAACGTATTTACACAGATTTTGGAACATGATATCTAGATTAATGAAAATTTATTTAACTGCAGCAGTTTGTATATTAATGTTTATAACGTCATTAGGTATATATGGCTTTTTGGTTTCATCATACCAAAAAACTGCATTTAAAATGGAAAACGTTGATAAATTGGTTGAGACATTAAACATTAAAAGAAACCGTTATCAAGAACAGTTAACCGATGTCAGAAAAGAAAAAGATCAGATAACTGCTACCATAAAGGAATTGAATTCTAAACAAGGTACTCAAAATCAATATACAGATAAAAATGGAAATATAATTAGATATACCGATCGACGTACTGCTAACAGTATCAATGAAGAAGTTAAAGCTAACGCAGTTATACGAGATGGGTTATACGAAAAAGAAACTGTTATTAATGATTCGATTACCGCATTAGATTTACGTATATTAGATTTACAAACAAATTCAGATGTAGCCGCTGAAGTAGGTCCATTAAAATATATTTCGGAGATAACGGGTAAACCAATGGATATTGTAGTTAATTGGTTTATATTATTATTTATTATAGTGTTTGATCCATTAGCAGTTATATTGTTAATTGCTGCTAACCGAATTCTAGTTAAAAATAAAAAACAACAAAAAACAAAAAATGAAAATGAAGGGTTATTCGATAAGGTGGAACATGAAAAGGAAGAGAATATCCAAGAGACTGTTACACAACCAGAACCGGTTAAACCTCAACCGAAACCGGAATCTAAACATTTAAGCCAAGCTTGGCGAACTCAATCTAGAAAAAAATAAATAAATAAGTTATGGCAAAATCATCAAAAACTAGAAAGCTAGGAGAAAACTCCTTTAAACAAATGGCGTGTAAATATTGTGGAGAAATATGTCCACGTGTTGATCAGAAAGCTACTGCAGTAACATGTTTCCGATGTGTAAATAAACTTGTTGATGGACAGGTATTGGAAATTAAAAAGTAATTTGTTATATTATAAATAAAACAAATATGTTAGAAGCAGAAAAAATCAAAGAAAATTGGGAACGTTATCGAGAATTAGTTAACACAAGTTTCCCTACTAGAAAAGATGCATTAAATCGTTTATATGATGATTTAGAAGAAAGAATGGTATTTATGCCGGCATCTTCAATGGCTCATTTTCATAATGCATTTGCTGGAGGATATGTAGATCATGTTCTTCGAGTAATTGAATGCACAGAAGCATTGTATTTTACTTGGTCATCACAAGGCGCTGATATGTCTGGTTATACTAAGGAAGAAATGTTGTTTGCTGCAATGCATCATGATTTGGGTAAAGCAGGATTCCCGGGCGAAGGAAATGAAGTATACCAAGTAGAAACATCTGATTGGCATCGTAAGAATCAAAACAAAATGTATAAGCATAATGAAAATATTCCTTTCACTATGGTGCCAGATCTTTCAATTTGGTTGTTACAAGAATATGGTGTTAAATTGTCTTGGAATGAATATCAAGCAATTAAAATACATGATGGTGTGTATGATGATGCAAATAAACCATATTTTATTGCCAGATCCGCACAAGCAAAACTAAAAACAAATTTACCTATCATATTGCATCACGCAGATCATATGGCAGCACAAATTGAATTTGAAAGATGGAGAAATCACAAAAATAATACTCCAAAACCAGTTGCTGAAAAATCGAAAGCTAGCAGAAGCAATAGTTTAAAAAACTTAGCAGATGCTAATCCTAACATTGGCGAATCAATTTCAGATATATTTAAAAACTTTTAAACATGATAACTTATAGTATTATTGTTACTATCTTTTTATGTATTGCTGGGTATTTTACTTATCGTGCATATAAATTAGCAGGTGATGTAGCTGACGCCTTAGAATATATAGAAGAATTAGAAACTACAAACACATACATGTATACACAAATTGTTTCTGCATATAATAATTTAAAACAAATAGATCATAAAGGCGCATTTGAAGCAGAAGATGAAGCTGGCACGACATTTTCATTATTATTAGAAACAATTGAAACATTAAAAACACAATTTGATAATGAAGAAGAGACGAGCGAAAAAGAGTAATAATTATTTCACAAAGATAACGGAGTTTGCTATAATAGGTTATAACCGTACAGAACATGAACCGGTACTTCGAGAAAGAATATATCGACGTTTCATTTTTCCGGCATTTATGAAATTGTCAGAAAACTTAATTAATAAAGTTAAACCTACATATATTGATTCAACATTTGAAGATCTTCAAACAGATATTATTACATATTTAACGGAGAGGTTAGATAAGTTTAATCCAGAACATGGTAAAGCATATTCATATTATACAAGAACAACATTTAATTATTTAATTGCTGAAAACCAAAAAGCATATAATAAATTAAAAAATAATAGTGAAGAAATTGATATAGACGAACAACGAAATGTTATAACAGAAATGCATAATTCGGAAATGCGTGAAACATTAAAATATTTCATGGATGCTTATATTGATTATTGTTATGATAATTTAAATTTTATATTCACAAATGCTACAGATATACATGTAGCTGATTCAGTATTACATATTTTTGAGACTCGTGAAAATATAGAAGATTTTAATAAAAAAGCATTGTATATTTTTATAAGAGAACGTACCGGATTAGAAACAACAAATATTACACGAGTAATTAAAGTGCTTCGTGAAATATATGAAACTAAGTTTAAAGAATATGAACGTACAAACTTCGTGAATTTACCGTTTTAATATTTATTATTAAAAGGTAAACTGTTATGGATAAGAATGAAGAATTGTTTAAAGGAACATCATTTGCTGACTTAATGTCAGATGTATATCATAACTCCAAGAAAAAAGATAGACAAATCAACCAATTAATATCACAGTTACAGCCGCTCATTAAGTCAGCGGCTGATGCTACTGTTATAGTACCCTTAATCAAAGAATATCTAGACGTAGCTGTTCGTAATGACGATCATTTAGTTAAATTAACGGGTATAGTTCAAAGATTTATTTCAACGAAACAAACAATTACTGGTGCAGATTCATTATTAAGCGAAGATGAAAAGAATCAATTATTAAAAATAGCAGAACAAACTATGACAGCTGACTTGGAAGATGAGTTAGCAGCAATTGATTCGGAAGATGATATAATTGCTGACAAAGTTCAAGCTGTTAAAGACAAATTAAAGGATATTAATAATGTTAAACAGTAATATTCAGTTTTATATAGGTGAAGTTATTGAAAATGACACTGTTTATACATTAAATACATCTACAACAAATACGGG